GTGGTGCAGGCAGAATCCGCGCTTCTCGCCGGAGCCGGGTTGATAGATCCAGGTGGCCTGACAGAGAATGCACTGGCGCAGTTCGCGCTCGACTTTGTGGCCGTTCGCGTCCTCGGTCGCAACGTGCCCCGCCGCCTTGTGGCCGTGTATCATACACTCTTCCCGAACGATTGCCGGATGGCGACGCGCTCATCGTGCGGCAGGCCAGCCATGCGCTTGTGAATCTCCGATATCAATGGGCGTGCCTCGGCGCCAAGTAGAACCGGGCAATCCGCGCCGCAATAGGCCGGCTCCGCGGTGCGCATATTCAGACTCCCGCACGCCGCGTCGGTGTACTCCGCGGTGGACAACATCAAATCGAGCCGGTTGTGATCTTTCAGCATTGGCTTACTCCATGAACTCGATCATTGCGTTGTTGACGGCGGTTCCCTGGACGAACGTGTACTCCAGGATGATTCCGTTCGACGCGGTGTCCGCGAGCACCGGTTCCCCGCCGGGGTCGAACATGATCCGTATCCCGCTGCGCTGATTGAAGCCAAAACCGCCGAGCGTGATTACGGTGCTGGCAGAACCTGCCGCCGTCGAGAGTCGCCCCGCAGTGGTGATACTGGCGCTGAGGTCGGCGTCCACCGGGGACGCCGTAACGGCGGTCCACGTACCGGCCGTCGTCTGGCGCTTTAGCTGAACCGTGTAGTTCGAGTCCTCGGCAGCCGCCGCGGGACCGATGCTGAACGCGCGGATCGCCGCCGCCGTTAGGTCATTCGCCGAAGGGTTGTCAATCTTTAGCAGCCCCGCCGTGGCCGCGGTCGACGAAGCCGCACCTGCCGCCCCGCCCGCGATGTAGCGCCTCATTGCCATATATAGACTCCTAGGATTCGATGGTGTAGTAGCGGACCAGTACTCGCAGCGCGCCAGTAGTGGGTGCGTCGCTCGTAATCCGCAAATCTTCGCCATCCGCGCCGATGCCGATGATGCCAGCGCCATTGCCTTCCACCACTCCGCTGCCAGCCGCGAGTTTTGGATGACTGAGCACGATACCCGTTACTCCGCTGCTTGACGCAGCCGACAGCGTGGCCGCCGCGAAGCCGATACGCACACCAACATTTACGGTGTTCGCGTTGCTCGCCGTCGCGGACACCTGCGTGACCACGATAATGGTGCCGCCGCTGACCGTAACCAGTGCCGCGTCGGTCTGCGCGCTGGTGAATTCAAATTCCTTGACGATGACGTTCGGGTGCCCACCGATTCCAAACGCGATTCCGTGCCGGTTCGCGTAGAGGTCCGTGCGATCCGCCGCCGCTACCGCCGTGGGGTTCGCACCGTGCGCGACCGCCTTCGCGCCGACCTTGAGCGGATTACCGCTGTCGGCACCGTCGTGCGCGACGTTCCCGGCAACGGCATCCGCCGTCAGGTCTCTTACGTCAGCCATGGTTAGTTGTCGGCGTAGGCGAACACGGCGTGGACATCGGCGGCGTTCGCGTCGTCCAGATTCGTCACTTCGGCGCGAAACGCATCGGTGCCGCCGCTGGTGCCGAGCGTCGTAAAGTTTCGATGCGGCGGCGTCCATGTCCAGCCCTGCATCGCGGGACCGCCTCCGATGGCCAGCGCTTCCGTGCCTTCAACCGAGTTGTTCACCACGAAGATTCGCACGCGGTAGGCTACTGAAGCCCACACGCTCACCTGCCAGAGTTTCTTCGCGGGAATGTCAGCGGTATCAAGGTTCGCCTCCGACCCCGCGGCGAGCGCCGCGGAAGTCACGTAATCCGTGACGGGAGTGGTCGGCGTATCGGATCCGCCGCCGGTGAGCACGTCCACCTGAAGTTCGCCCGCCGAGTCGGTCTTGAGAACCTGGTAGTTCGCGCCATCGGTACCGAGCAGGATGAAACCCTTTGTGCCGGCGGCCACCGCGTCACCATCGGCCACGGTATAGATGCGGTCCCAGGTGGTCCCATCGTAACCAAGCAGGCACGCGCCAATGAGCGGAGTAGTTGGGTTCGCCGCGTTGTCAGCCAGCGCCGCCGCCGCCGGCAGTTCCGTATCGACCGCCGGGAGCGTGAGAACGTCAACCTGGAGTTCGCCACTGGAATCGGTCTTCAGCGCCTGGTAATTCGAGCCATCGGTACCGAGAGAGAGGAATCCCTTCGTTCCCGCTGCGACAGCATCGCCGTCCGCGATGGTATAAATTCGGTCCCACGTGGTGCCGTCGTAACCCAGGAGACAAGCACCGACCAGAGGCGTCGTGGGATTGGCTGCATTATCCGCAAGCGCCGCAGCAGCCGGTAATTCGGTGTCGACGGTGTTAACGTCGCTCGAAAGAACAACCGGGAGCGAATTCGCCGCTACCTGTTGTCCTTCCTTTAGGTATGCCCGTAAGTCAGCCATTGCCAGCCTCCAGTAGTGCTATCTCAGCACGTAACTTTTCGTTTTCAACCAATATTCCGGCGTTGCTTTCCGCTGTTCGCCGGTTTTGTTCTAACCGTTCCAGAATCTCTACTTCGTTGCGCTCAATCTGCAATTCCTTCTGGCGCACATCGAGCCTCATGCGGCGAATCTTGATCTCCAGCGCCGCCTTATCCGCCGGTCTTCCCGATGCCGTTAGGTCTGCCAAGAATCTCTCCCGTTTTCCCCATCACTTGAAACGATCCAGTCAGCCCCTTCGAGTGCAGCATCTCCCGCTGCCACGCCTTGAACGATTCCTCCACCATGCCGAGCGTGGCGCGCACGTTGTCAAGCACCGACGCCCGTAGGCGAAACTCCTGGAGTTCCAACTCGGTCAGTCGGCCAGCGACGGGGATTACCGTGCTGGCTGGCTTAGACTTCGTCCCAATAGATCGTCGCGTAGACATCCGCTGCCCTCGAATCGTCAAGATTTGTTGCCGTCACTCGAAAGTTCTCATCCACGCCAGCGCCCGCGAGTGTGTCGTACCTTTTATCCGGCGGCGCCCAGATGAAAGTCGGCGCGAGTTGGCTGGTGATCGCCACGCCGATGGACACCTCGACAGCCCCGTTCCGTGTCTTGATCTCGAACCGGCAAAGCCCGGCGGTGGACGCAAGAATGACCGCCTGCAACTTCCCTGTTTTACCGCTTGCAATGGTTGTTCCGTCAAGGTCAACCGAGGAACCTGCCGCAAGCGCCGCCGATGACCGCGTGTCCCGGATCGGATTGCGAACGTTGACCGCACGGACCGTAAGCCCGTGGTCGGTACTGGACGGGTCGGTATCGGTGACCTCGGCGAGGTCGTCGGCATTGGTTCCGGCGATCTGGTCGCGTTCGCGCTCGACCGTGTTCGCGCCGACGGCGAGTTGTGTAGTATCAACTTTCTTCCCGCTTCCATCGACGGGTACCTGGATGTACGAGTTTGCCATCTACCGGCCATTGGCCTTTAGCAGCTACTGCCCAGTCGCCTTATTGCCCGCCGCCACGATTGCCTTATTTTCGAAAACGGTATACGCCTTGCGGTCTACCTTCACCCGCGGCGTGAAACGTTCGATGACGCCGCGGGCTTCGAGCTTCTCCATTCGCTTTGCCTGCTGCGCATCCACCGTGAATACTTCGCCGGGGTGGACCGTGCCGTAGTCACCCTTCAGTGCGCGGTTTGCTTTGAATTGCATGCTTCTGAATTCTCCCCAAAAAGTGCCGCAGCCCAAGTCGGCCCTGGGCTGCGGCTTTGACGGAGTGAAACAACCCGTTAGAACGAGCCGTAGATCACGGCATCCGCGCGGGTCACGGTGAACGCCAGCCGCTCTTCGGCGCGGACGGCCACCATGTTGCGGATGAAGTAGTCGGCGTGCTCGGTCGAAATGTCGATTCGCGCGGCCATGCGGTCCCACACCTGCGTGTAGAGCGCAAAAGCCCCAACGTAGAACGTCCCGCGGGTGACCGCCGTCGTGATGGCCACCGGTAGGCCCCACAGCGTCGGAGTGGCGTTGCCGGCCGGCCCGCCCATCAGATAGGTGCCGGTGTTCGCGCCACCCTCTTCGGTCTTGATGAGTTCGATTGCGCGCCAATCGCGCGGGTGCAGGATGATGCCATCGGCGTAAAGCAGCACGTCCTCCACCTGGCTGATGGCGTGGTTCAGTTTGTCGATTCTGGTATCGCCCGCCACGTTGCGCGCCGTGTCGTAGGCCGTCGCCTCGGTCGAGAGTCCGCTGAGGTGCTGGCCCGTGCCGTCGCCGGCCACGAGTTCGTAATCTTCAACGTCCTTCAGCCCTTCAAGCAACCGCTGATTGACGTAGCCCTGGAGCGTTTGGAAATCGTCCAGCGTCTGCTTGGCGATCGGAATCCAGTGCGCCACGGTCTTGACGGTCGCCGAGTCGATGGAGAACGTCAACGCGCTTTCCGGCTTGCTGATGGTTTCCGCAGTCGGCGAGGCTGTGTTGGTGAAGGCGTTCTCCTTGACAAACTCCACCGCGTTGTTGCTGGTCGACATACGCGGCATAAGGTCGCGGACGCGAATCCGGCGAACGCCCGGCTTGACGATTCCGGGGATGCGCTCCGGCACCAGAATGCCAGGCGTGGAACTTCCCACCGCTGAGCTGGTGATGGTGGTCTTGGTGGAAGCGGGGAAGAACTCAGGGAACTCCATGAAGGATTTCAGGTGCATCCCGGTGCCGCCCTTGTGCCAGCCCTTCTGGCACCACTTCTTAATCTCCTCGTCCTCCACGAACCGCTCTCCTACGCTCTTGGGGTTCTTGTCGGTGAACGAGTTCCCGCGCGACCACTCGGCCTCGATGGCGTCCATCCGCGTCTGGATGTTGTCCAGGCGCTTCAAGGATTTCTCCATCTCGACCTTCAATTCCGCCGCGGGCGCACCAGCGGCGATGGCCGCATTGTACTTCTCTGTCAGTTCCGACTTGGCCTTCGTGATGGAATCGAGCGTCGCCGTTTTCACCGCCTCAATTTGGGTGGTGATGTCCTTCAATTCGATGTCGGGCATGTTTGTTTCTCCATGTCGCTCACGCGACGGGTTTAGACTGATGCCAATTCTGACTGCCACCTCGTGATGGAGTCCGCGAGTGTTGCTACGCTCGCTGTGGGGAGTGCGGCGCTGGCGGCGCTGCGAGGCAGGGTGCCAGGGTGCTGCTCCAGAAAACCTTTACTGAACGCTGTCAATGTAGCACGAAGTTCGTCCGGTCCGCTACCGAGCCGCTCGACCAACTCCTCCGCGCTCATGTAACCCATGCCACCCTCGGCGGCGGAGGCCAGGTAGCGCGGCAGGAACGCCAAGAACGCCGAGCGAAACTGGTCGATGGTTTCCGTCGCGGCGTCCTGCTTGTCCTCGTTCGAGATTTTGGGATCGTGCATAACTTTGCCGATGGCCCACCGCAGCGCCGTCATGATTTGGTAGCACTGGTCCATGAGTTGGATTTGTTCCAGTTCGGCGTTGAAGTCCTTTGTCTCGATGCGCAGCGCCTTGACGGCGGTCACCAGCGCGAAGCGGTTCGCCGGAATCGTTACCAGCGAACCTTCGTACAGCTTGATTTCCTTCAGCCGCCGGATATTGTCCTCGGTCTTTTTGCGAATCGCCTTGAAGCCGATGGACAGCCCGCGCACGATACCGGCTTTCAGCAGCGCGTAGGCTTTCCTGGCCTCCGGCACTTCATCTGCCAGCAGCAGTTTGCCTTCGACCTCCAGCCCGTCCTCGCCATCTTTGATGGCGAGCGAGCCAATCGGCATGGCGGGGTCGTGCTGCCACAGCAGCGGCAGGCGTCCGCCGTTCTCGGTGATGGTCTTGGTGTAGGCGCCGCGCTCCACCACGTCGCGGTATTCGTCAATCACGTCGTAGACCGACATCATGCCGGTAAAGGTCCCATCCTCGCGGAGTTCCTTCACCTCCATATTCAGAGTCTTCTGTTCGAGGTTCATTGCTTTGCTCCTACGCGAACGAGTTGGGGATTGGCCGCCGGCGGGTTCGCTACGTTGCCGAGCGTTCCCATGTTGAGTTGAATGAAGTGCTCGTCGCCGCCTTCGATGGGGTTGTAATTAAGCAGCGCGCGCGCTTCGTTAATCGAGATAGTGCCCTTTTCCTGGAGCTTCGCTAGGCTCTCGGATTGCGTCTTGTAGTCGCCGCGAATCAGGTCTTCGGGGTCGTGCTCGGCGAAGTACGGCGTATCGACGCCGAAGCACTGGAGTTTCAAACTCTGCTCCCATCGGACGAACCACGGACGCAGCGAGCCGGTGTAGTAACTCTGGTTCTCATCGCCGATATTGGCCCAGGTCGCGCGGCCGAGTTCCGCCAGCTTGTGCGGCGGCATGCGTAGGATGCGGCATACTTCGAGCAACTGGAACACGCGCTGCTCAACCAACTGCGAGCGCTGGTTGTCCGGGTGGATCTGCTCGATGCCCATGCCCTCTTGCAGTACCTTCGGCTCGTGCCACGATTCCTGGACGGTCTTGCGCGTCCCATCCTTGCGCCGGCCGAGCCATGCATCCTTGACGCCTTGAATTCCTTCCGCGCCAAGCCGCGCCGGGTGCTTCAGAACCAAGTTCGGCGTCTGGTCCTGCGAGAAGAACCGGCCCGCGTATTCTTCCTGCGCGAGCGACAGCCCCAGGATGTTGCGCGCGTACTCCATCAGGTTCAGGCCGTCGTAACCCGTTAACCCAAAGCCGGATAACTTGAAAATGGCCTTGGGTTCGTAAGTCTTGGCCGGTTCTGTTCCACGTGAAACGATATACACCGGCCGCTGGCGCTGGTCCACGTCCCGGCGAATCTCATACGGCATGAGCGGCCACAGCGCGATGATGCGCTCGGAATCCCCGGCGCTGTATTCCTTGCGCGCGTAGCCGGTGCCGCACATAATCGCGTGGCCCGTAAGCGTCTCGCGGAACTGCATCGCGGTCATGTCGGGGTTCGGAGCGTACAACAGCCGCGGATACATCGGGTGCTCCGGCGCCTCGCGCTGCTTCATCCCCTGCTTTTCGAGCGTTAGCAGCGGACACGAGCCAACATCCTCGCTGATAATCTTCACCCCCGCATAGAACGCCGAGAGCGACAGTGCGCGGTTTTCGCTCACTTGCGCACCGAGCGCCGTCGAAATTCCGCCGCCATAGGCTTCCCGGTAAATGCCGTAGTAGCCGTTGCGCAGGTACTCTTCGCCCGCGCTAGTGGTCGTGAACGAGCCGATAGTGACAGACTTTCGCGCGAGGTTGCGGCGAAGGTTAGAGATTAGTGCCATCGGAAGGTTCGGCGGCGTCGCCAGGGTGTCCGAAATAAGCGAGTGCGGCAATTACAATTCCAGCGGCCAGCACGCCGGCGGGCCGGTACATCATCCCGATACCGACGCATGCGGTCACGAGGCCGCAGCACAGCAGCGCGGTCCAGGCAAACTCCCTCACATCACCGCCGTGTCAGGATTCGCATACACGGAATCCTGCGAGAGAAAACGCATGTGCAGGCTGATGTTGGCGATCAGCGATACCGCCGGGTCGATTTTGTTTTCTTCACGCGTGCGCCGCGGGTACACGTTTCCTTTCACGTCGACCTTCGCCACCACGTTGCCCATCGCCCAGGTGAGCACCGGGTCGCCGCAGTGCTTGATTCGCCCGCTCACAATCAGCGCTTCGAGTTGCTTCATGGGTTCCGAGAACTGCATCACGTTATGAGCGACTTCAATCATCGGCAGGCCAGCGTCCAGCATGCGCGTCGTGAGGTGCCCGGCGTTGTAGTTCGGGTCGACGCCAACCTGGAGCGGTCGGTACGCCGCCGAGTCCTCGCGCAAGTCGCGCTCGACGAAATCGTAATCTGTGATGTTGCCTTCGGTCAACGTCAACCAACCGTCGCGCGCCCAGCCGCGGTAGAAATCGTAGTTCGGCCGGCCTGGTTCAAGGGAATCGGACGGCAGGTAGTGCTTGCCGAAAACGTAATAGCGCTCGCCGCGGCGGAACACCGCCACGCGGGTCGTGAGGTCGCGCTTCGTCGCCAGGTCGAGCGTAAAGATGCACGGCTCCGCTGTGAAGTCCTCCAGCCGCAGCTTGTCATCCTTGCATAGCCGCTCCCACGCCAGCATGTTGAAGTATGCGGTGCCCACGCTTACCCACAGGTTGAGGCGCTTCGTCAGATACGTGTTCTGCGAATCGGCGTTGGCGCGCGCCTGGCGGCACATCATCTCGATGTCATCCGGCAGAACCGAGACACCGTAATTGGGGTTGGCCTTCCGCGCGCTCTCTACGGTGGTCCAATCGTCCTCCGGGTCGAGCGTGTATACCACTCCAAAGTAACTATCGTCCTCGTGGCGGCCGCGAAGAATCTGCTCCGTGTAATTGTGCTGCTCGTAGCAGACGCCCGCCTTGTTCTCGCCCGCGGTTGTGATGGCCAACAGTAGAGACTGGCGCCGCGACCCGCGCGCGATGTTGATAACGTCCCACACCTCGCGGGTCTTGTGCGCGTGGAGTTCGTCGACGATGGCGCAGTGCGGGTTCAATCCTTCGAGCGAGTCGGCATCGCGCGCCAGCGGCTTGAAATATCCGCCGGCGGACTCAACCGTGATGCTGTGCGCCAGGGGTTCAACGCCGTAGTGCGCGCGCATCTCGGAATCCCGCTTAACCATCTGCGCCGCGGTGTCCCATGAAATGCGCGCCTGGTCTTTTGTGACGGCGGTCGAGTAGACTTCCGGCCCCGGCTCGCCGTCCGCGCACAGCATGAAAAGTGCCACGCCCGCGCAGATTGTAGTGTTGTGCGTCGGGAGCATCGTTCTGCCGCATAGGAACATGTGAGACGGGGAGTCCACCGCGATGCATTTCGTTGGAACCGGCTCCACCTTGCGAACGGACATCACTTCGACACCCAATATGCCCGGTAATACATGCCCCCATTCCTGAGTCGCGAAAATTTCCAGCGTTGTGTAAATGTTGGTGCCAAACTGTACGGTTGAAGTGGCCCATCGGTGCCCGGCATCCGCAACGATGCTTTCCCCGTTGCTAAAGTTCATTTCGTAGCAGTCGTGATCCGTGAACACTTCACTTTCTGCGATGACCGTGCAATGTGCGCCCATGTCATCTAGGACGGTGTCTCCGACACGCAGCACCCCCATGGTGGTCCAGCCGCTCGGTGTGGGGATTGGCGTGTCCAGCGCCAGCGCTTTGGCGTTTTTTCTCGGCACTTCTATGTACGCCGTCCTGTACCGCCGGAACCCATCACCATCGACCCACCCGAACAGCGTCGTGAGCAACCAGCACTGCCACGGTTCGAGCTCGATTGTCGGCGACTTCCAGCGGCCTTTGACGTGTTGGAGGTGCTCGATGAACCGGCAGACCCGGCTTCCGCTCTCTGGTTGCCAGTTCCATTTCGAGTTGCCAGATTCCCACGCCTCGATATCGCGTAGTTGCCGCGCGCACGCGAGCCTGACCAGTTCCCCGGCGCGAACTTCGCCCGCCACAACCTGCTCGCAGTAACGGACGCCCTCCGCTGCATGGTTGCGCTCTACCCGACGTCGGCCCACTTGTTACCGCCGCTCTCTTCCGGTGCGGCATGGAGGCGAACGCGCGCGCCCGGCGTCAGGCCGAACTCGCCGGAGATACTTGAAATAATCCGCACCTGCTGGTTGATGATGCCGAGCAGGGGACTCTGCTGGATGTAACCCGACCGCGTTTTGTACAGCAGCCCGGCTTGCGCGAGATTCTTCTGCGCCGCGATGAGCGTGCTGTACGCCTGGCAGAGATTGCCGAGCGCAATACGGTCGGCGATGGTCAGCACGCGCATTTGCTTCAGAATTGGCACCAGCCGCTCCCACTCCTCGCGCGCTACCTCGTCGAGGTGCGCCGGTATCTCCGGCTCCTGGACCTCGAGCTGCGGCTCGTCCTTGCGGATTGGCCGCTTGCCGGGGTTGCCTTTCATGATTTTGATGGCGGTCGGCACTGGCGGCCGGCCCATCATGCGCAGCCCTCCTGGTGAACGAGTTCCGGCGTGAGTCCCATCGCGGTCATGCGTTCGAGGATGACGGCGCAGTACTTGGGTTCGATTTCCATGCCGTAGCAGCGGCGACCGGTGTTTTCAGCAGCGCACATCGTAGACCCGCTACCAAGAAAGCCGTCAACTACAACCTGGTCTGCATCGGAAGAATTCATAAGCGCGCGCGCGACAAGGTCCAGCGGCTTCATTGTTGGATGCTCCGGCGACTTCGATGGACGGTCGATGTTCCACACCGTGGTCTGCGTGCGGTCGCCACGATAGCGATGTCCGGCGTTCGGAAGCCATCCGTAGAAAATCGGCTCGGCCTGCCAGTGGTAGTCCACCCCCATGGGTGAGAATGTGGCGTTGTTCTTTACCCATTGAATCGTCTGCCGCCAGATGCCTAGGCCATTCAGAACGCCGCCGAATATCAGATGTGGCGGCCCCGCCGGGGCCGCTACATACCACGCCGCGCCAGGAGTACAGACGCGCGCAATATTGGCGAATGCCACTTGCAGCATTGAGCGCAAGCCGTCTTCGTCGAGCGTGTCGTTTGCGAGGTTTTCCTCAACTCGATTACTCCGTGCAATCGAGTTGAGGAAAACATTCTTGTCGCCTATAGCAACGCCGTAAGGTGGATCGGTCCACACCATCTCGGCATGCTCTCCTTGCATCAGTTCCTCGACGTCTCCGCGCACGGTGCTGTCCCCGCACATCAGCCGATGCGCGCCAATCTGCCACACATACCCGCGCTCCACTTTCCACTTGCCGAGCAACTCCTCGGCCCGGTCGACCTGCGCTTCCGGCTCGGCCTTGCTCCAGCCGCCCACCAGTTCATCCGCCGTAGCCGCGGCCAGCGCCTGGTGCGCCTCCGTCATCCCGGCCTTTAGGCTGGCCAGCATCGCCTCGTCGGTGGTCGCCATTGCGCTCAGCGGGTCCAGCGTGGCGAGCACTAGCGCCTCTTCCTCCTCGCTCAGGTCCACGTACACGACCGGCACCTGCTCGCCGCGCTGTACCGCCATTGCTACGCGCGCGTGGCCATCCACCACGAAGCCCGTGCGCTGGTTGACGATCACGTTCTGCACCCACCCCACCTCGCGCAGAACGCCATCGAGCGCCGCCTGTTGCGCCTTGGGATGCACCCGCCAGTTCTTGGGGTTCGCGGCCAGCGAAGAAGCCGCTACCTCGCCATGGCCAACGATGCGATTTCGCCAGGCCGGCGCGGCTGGCTCGATGTTTGCCGCTGGTCTACGCGCCATATTTTGAACCCCCAGGGGTTACTTTCGCGGCCGCGGAAATTTGGA